ATGTCATAAAAGTTTTTGTACATGTCGGCTGTAAGCGAACCCATTTGAATTTGAATAGCACGATTACGTGCTTCTCCTTCATTGGCGTACAAAGCCTGTAACGCAGGTGAAATGCTAGGTTTATTGAGTTCTGCCATTAACGATTCTCTTCGTTGAAGGCTTGTACCATGTTAGCCAGAATAACTGACTCTGGGTTTTGCATAAACATAGCGCGAACAAGAACTGATGTCTGGTCAATTGCATCTACAGGTGTCTGTAGCGCTTCACGACCTGCTCCTTCACCACCTACCGCGCCTTCAGTAATTGGTCCACCGGAACCTGGAAGAAAAGCATCTGGATTCGGTATACCAGCAACGAATGGATTGTTGCCAGTTGCAGTTGCTCCAGGATTATCCGTAGGAAGAGCCTGTGATAGTTCTTTCAAATCTTTGCGCTCTCTGTATGGTCCGCCACCTGCTTCAGAGATGTCACGACCTTCACGCTGAATCTTCTTTACGTTACCCAAATCGTTTCTGCGAGTGTATCGACCTGGACCGGCTGGAATATCCTGCATTGACATATTTAGTCCTCATCTTCGTCGAAATCATCTAGTGGATTCTTAATTGGGTCACTTGGGTCTACTATCCAATCAGGATAACTTGCCCTATCCATAGCAAACGCTAGGGCTGTTCCTTCATCCATTCCTGCTTTACGCAAGGAGTCATAAACTTCTTTAGTAGCAATTGCCCAAAAATCTAATTTTGTAAGTACTGGTTCCTTTGTTGTCTTACGACGTTTAGCAACTTTCTTTACTTTCTTAGGTGCTGCTTTTTTTCTTGTAGCCACACTATCCCCCTAAGCCTGCCAGTATTGACATCAAATCTCCGGGCATTTCTTGAGAAGCCTGTTGTGGGACCCCACCAGAAGGTTGTCCAGGAGGAACCGGGGACGGGGATTGCTCAACTGGTCCTTGTGTGCCTGGTGGGGTCATCTCTGCCTGCGCTGGTTGTTCAGGTGTGAACACGGCAAGCGCAGCAGCCTCGATAGTGTCCCCATTGCGACGACGCTCAATAACATCTGCAATCTTTTGGATTAACGCAGATGGGTCTTGCCCTTGTGCAGCCATGGCAGGTATTGCTTGCGCTGTGGCTGTAACTGCAGCAGATAGGTTGTTACGCATCTTTTCGATTTCAATTCGTTGTTCTTCGAGCGATACGTTTACGCTCCATGGAAGTTCACGACGAATGAAGTCCTTAGATACTAAGTCAGCACCAAGTGCTTGAAGAGAGAAAATCAAGGCTCGCGATGGGTCAAGTCCTGCCATCAAACCGTAACGTACCTCAATAGAGGTGTCACCTTTGATGTCTTTAGAAGGTTTGTACTTTAACTCGTACGGCGTACCCTGTGCGATTCCCTTGACGCTCTTTTCTTTATCGAAAAGGATTTGGTCCATTTCGAAACATGTTGCTATGACATCTTCAAATACTTCGGTCAGGATTGTCTGTCCTGCCTTGATTTGAGAGTCAAATGCACCAAGCAGTGCTTGTACACCTTGACCAGTGATGATTGAAGCATCAATGGTTCCGGTTCTACCTTCAGGATAACGAGCACCCAAACGAAGTTCGTTCTGTAGTGCTGCCTGCTCCTGAAACGCGGCTGCTGGTACATCTAGTCTAACTCGTCCCACACCTGCTGGTGTTGCTGTGCGGATAATCGCATCAGGACCCATAGGCATATCTACAACATCTGAAGGAACTACAAGCGGTGCTTGGATTGACTTCTCTGCTGCTTCCATCGCCAAGTTAGCGAATCGAGCACGAGCAAGTTGTACATACAAAACATCATCAAACTGTCCACGTGTCTCATTATCAAGAGAAGGACGTCTTGCTACAAACACATTCATCTTGCCGAGTGGATTAGAGGCAACGTTTAGAATCAAGTTACCACGAGTTGGCAAGTAAAGAACTGTTATATCTTTATCGGTGTAACGAATCATCTCAACCATATGACTTGTATCTTGGTTGAATCCTTCACGGCCAAGAAGCATTGGAGCATACTCTGGATAGTCTACAGCCAGTTCTCCAATGGTCTTAAAGTAAACCTTTGCGTATGCTACGCAACGACCAAATCTATCAAACTCAGGATACGCACCCATTGGGTCTTCTACGCGAATGCGTGGCAAATCAGTATCAAAGTCTGGTTCTACATGGATAGGTAGGAAGCCGTATGAGAAGTACCAGTCAGCACCCCAGTACATCTGAGACTGTAACCGTGAGTGATAGACAAAGTTGTTGGCTATCATGGTGCGCTTATCGGCAAATGCTCTAGCCTTGTCGTTATTGACATTAGTGGTTGAGCAGTTGAAAGATGGAAGTGGGGCTAGTACCTCAGCCAAGTCGCGTGCTGCGACATCGACAAAGTTAGCAACCATCGACTTGTCCATGCCTTCAGGGAACAAGTCAGGATAAATCTGACCCAAATCACCCTTACGGACAGCAAGGATATCCTGCATACGGGCATCTCTAGCACCGTTGCGCTGCTTTAGGTTGTCCACCCGCCGAGCGATTGTTTGGATATCTAATTCCATCATAGTCCTATTCGTACATCGAGAACTCATAGTCATTTACGTTCATCACGTAACGCTGATTGAGTTGCTTTCTAGTAGCCCATCTATTGCTCATGTGACTTTGGTTTATATTCATGTTGCCAATGATTTCTTTGGCGCGTAGTTCACAGAACCACAAAGCCATTACGCAGTCTGTCTTGCCTTTGGTATCAGGCTTCCAAGTAATCAACTGTTGGATTAGAGCCTTCACCCCTTCTGCTGTATCCTGTGAAGGAAGTTCCAGAAGGTTATCGCCTTGATGTACTCCGTTACGCATAGACCCAAAGAGTCCTGCCATAGCAGCCACACCAAAGGCTGTGTCCCATTTGTTCTTACCTGTGAACTGGCTAGAGAATTTCACTCCAGCAGATGCTAGGTAGGAACGCAAGTCATCATCTAGCGCGTAGGCTTTCTGATGAGCATTGATTTCAATACGTAGTTCTTGAGGTTGGTACTTATCAACCCAGTCTTCAATCAGTTGTTGAATCTTTCCTGGAGTTGGGTCGACCATATTCATGACATCTAGGATGTATCTCCTGCGAGTATTGCGGTCTACTGTCATCATAACCGCCGCAGTATTGCCTGTCATCGCTGGGTCTAGGCCCATTATCGTATACCAAGCACCGCGCTCTTTAGGATGTCCCGGGTTACCAGGTCTTAGAATGCCTCGTTTTCGCACCCGGTTGATTGAACCCTGCACACAAGCAGGGGGAAAAATAGCATCTTCTTGTACATCTTGCTGTTGGTAGACCAATGCCCAGGCTGACGGAGAAACCTCACTCCTTCTTCGAAAGAGTGCTGGCCCGTCCCATTTAGGATATAATCCGTTTTCATCTGGAAGTATACCCTCATCTGAACCCTCCCATGGTACATGGCTCTTGGGCCATAGAGTAACCCAGTTTTCTGGCTTCTCGTCTAACTCCAATACTGCTGGCATAGCAAAGTAAGTGAAGGGGGTCTTACCGTTAGTCCAATGCTCACCCTTGCGTAGTTCACGGTATAGGTCATTGGATGCGATTCGGGTGCCTACTATCAACAACTTACCGTTATCACCAAGACGGGTAACTACATCTCGTTGGAGCCAGAGGAGTTGTTTCTCCCACTCATGCGCGTTTGAAGTCGTAACAACGTCGTCCAAGATGATGAGGTTGGAACGGGCTCCAGTAATCTGGCCACCAATACCAAGCGCTTGTACCGTCGGATCCTTTTCGGTAGAATCACGAGAGAGGTAAATGCGATCAGCCTTCCAAGTATCCGCATCCTCTTTCCACCCCCCAGTAGAACCATATACGGCTTGAAGCTTAGACCAGCGCTCATGACTTAGGCGCTGCTTGATGGAGTAGAGATACTCCTTAGCGCGCTCTTGAGTCTTAGAGACGATAGTAATCTTGATATTCGGATCCATAGCAATCCGATAGACACAGTAGTTGACCGTGATGACGGTAGACTTGGCATGCTCAGGAGGTACGTTAATCAGCAGGCGTTTAGAACTTGCTGGTTCGTAAGTCATGGCTGGGTGTGTCCAGGAAGGGGTACGTCCCTCAAGGACGTCAATCCAGGATCTATGATGCTCGAAGATGGGGGAGTCTAAGAACTCTTTCGAGAACTCCTCAAAGCCAATCTTAAACTTAGCATCACCTGAGACGATACTCAGGGTTTTCTCACCTTCAGACTTGGCAGCCTCAAGG